TTCGGGATGAACGCGAACGCGTCAAGAAAGATGACATTATAGGATCCGCCTCGGACAGCAGATGAAGAAGTAGAGTTAGACGAAATCTTGGAGCCATTTTCGAGTTCTAAACTACCTTTGTTCCATGATATAATACCCTGTTGCATCCATTTAGGCAAGTTTTCGTATGCAAGTTGTAACCTTCCTAGAAGATCTCTTGCCGTTGACGCCTTGTTTGCTAGGATGGCGATGTTAACATTATCGTTAAAAACAGCGTAGTGCAGAAGATATGATACACAAGTAGTAGACTTACCAGTCTGACGTGGCATCTTACAAATATTAAATCTGTTATCATGGAAATTCTGGATAAGTTTTTCCTGAAACGGATACATACTGAAAGGCACTAGACCATGGTCAAGAGACACAATCTTGATATAGTTTCTGGCAAAATAAACAGGGTCTTCTTTACACTTTAAGAACTCAATGATTTGCTCTTGTGTAAATTCAATAGCAGTATTTGCCTTCTTAAGGTTTGGGTTACCTAAGTAAACTTCACTCATAATTTAGTAAATCTCCCTCCATTGAAGAGCACAAGCAACGTCAGCAGTAGCATTACCTGTAGTAGTAATAGTTCTTACAACAATAACATAAATCTCAGAGTTTGTTGAATCTATATTTTGAACAATAATATTTTTCTTTGCCTGACTTAATGTTCCAGAAGAAACTGGCGAAAGTGAGTTTTGTGATGCACCAGAAGGAACAAATCCTGATGCAAACTCATCACCATCACTATAAGTTGTTGCATCAATGCAATATTCAACACCACTATTATTAGAAGCAGAAGTCCAGGTTAAAGTTCCAGCATTACTCAAATAGGCAGAACTTGGAAGTTTTAGAACTTTATAAACAATACTATTGGACTCACAGTATAATGAAAGATTATTTAATTTAACTGATATTCTATTTGGATATCCTTGGAAAGTATTTTTAAGACGAATTGCAATCAAAGGAAGTTCTGTTCCTGCTGGTGTTGGCGTAGTTCTTGTAGTAGTCATTGTGTAAGCAAAGTCAATACCACTTTCTACATATCCACCTTCTGACATTACAGAAGAACAAATCTGGTCAAAAGATGCTCCAATACCTACACCAGTATTTCTAATTTCACATCGGACTGGTAGGTTTGGATTAGAAATATAAACTGTTGCTAAATTGTTGGAGTGGAGAAATTCATGTGCTGTGATGAGTTGTCCATCATGTGCAAAACCACAACGGACTCTACCAACACCTAACCACTGGAAATCTATAAATGCAAGTTGAGTTTTTGTAACATCCAAATTAAATCCAGAAGTTCCTGTTCCATCACACTTATCTTTGTTCCATTGTGATTGTGGAATTCTTGTTTCCGATGCAATCCCGCTTACAAAAGATCTAATTACCCAATTATTTGTTCCAATACCAGCATTTATTCCGTCAGAAGTACTAAGTCCAACTTGCTCAAAATAGATTCCATCTCTGTCATCAAAATATCCAGTTCTTTTAGTTGCATTTTGTTGGGGGGCATAAAAGTTAAAAGAACTAAAAATTAACTGTCCCTTTCCTGGTTGGTAGTGATGATAAAACTTTGTTTGGTGAATTGAATATGCAGTAGAACCAATACCAGTTTGCAATCTTGCTGCGGCTTGATTTTGTATAAATGATACTGTTGAACCTGCCCCAGAACTACTATCGAAAAAGTTTGGGTCAATAGCATAAAGGTGTTTGTAATCACCAAGCGTAAAAGGTTCAGAAACTCTACTTCTACCAAATGCATCAATAGCAGTTGTATCTGGATTAATCGTTACAACAGTTTCTGACGAAATTCCGACAGTTCCGGTAACTGGGAATGGATTGTCAAGTGTAACTACCTCGCCATTTTTATTGGCGATCATATTCACTTCAAAAAGAGTTCTCTCTTGATTTAAAAAATCTTGAGTATTTTTATTAAATTGTGCCATTAATCACTCACTCCAAGACAATCTTTCTGGTTGATACCTTTGTGCGTTTTTAATTCTTGAAGTATTTACCTGAGAAGGATAAACATTATGAACGATAGCACCAGGATACTCTCCTTGAATTTGTTCCGCTAGTTCATTTTTAGAAAGCATCTTGCCTTCTACTTCTAAACGATATAGTTTACCTTCCCACATAACATCGGCAAAGAAAGACTCTTGTGCCTGTTCTGGTTGAGAACCACCTACATTTAGGGTTCCGTTGAAATCACCATTGATAGTGATACTTTCTGATAGAAACTGTTGAAAACTTTTCATTAGCATTTCCAGCGGCGACGTGCTTTACAAATTGCTTTATCGGGGGTTTTTGAGCAATCAATGTTATGCATATCTTGCTGCCCCTTAGAGCGCGAGCAGAAGGACTTTCTGCGCTTAGCATCCTTACTGCCTGGTTTTGGATCACCAGTTACAGCAGTCTTAAGTTTGGAACCTGGGTTCTCACGGCGATATGCCTTAACTGCTGCAGGACTCATACCATCAGTTTTATCGGACTTATTGACTTTTTGCCAATCTTCCATAAACTGAGTGAACTCTTTTAATTTTGGAAGTTCAGCAGTAGTGCCTAGTTTCTTTTTGGCAACTTCCTTTTCACCACCCTCACCTCTATTTACAAGTGCTCTAATTTTTTCTCTTTTTTGTGCTGTTTTGTGGGCACTCTTATCGATGGTGAATGATTCTTTCTTCAAGGTAGTTGTAATTCTCTTCTTACCATCTGGTGTTGGAACAAACTCACCAAAATCTCCTGCTTTTGGATCATTTTTATCAACATCACCATCAACATCAGTGTCAATTCTCTTGACTGCTTTTTTGACGAGTTTTTTCAAATCTCTATCGGGAACTTCATGTGGTGCGTGGATTTTTCTCTTTGTTCCAGCAGTTCCAACAGGAGTGGTTGGATCTTTCTTATCCACATCACCATCAACGTCTATATCAACTCTTTTAACTGCCTTCTTAACCAGATTTTTTATGTTTGATCCTGGAACTTCATGTGGTTTATGTGCCTGAGAGTGAATCTCACTGATAGTGCCTTCTAAGCACTGGCAAGGATCATATCCACAAACCGGACATACACCTTCTTTTACACAGTTGGGAACCATTTTCTTTCCTTTCTTCTTCATACCCAATTGCTTGTAACCAACCCAACATGCTTCATCAACCTTATGCTCACCACTCTCAACATAATCAGCAGCAGTATCAATGTAGTCCGCTGCTTTTGTGATCTTTGACTGAACCCATGCCTTGAGTTCTCCTTCACCTTTACCCATTTTCTTCTTCAGTCTCTTTGCTGCAGAGATAATTGTTGAGATCTCTGAGCGTGCCATTGAATACTCATGATCTTTTTCTTCAGTCTTATTACCCCAATTCGCAGCACCAACTTTACGACACTTGACCAGTGCTCCTGATGCATAAGCACTTGGCCAAACAGAATAACGTGACTTTACTTTGTTATAGCAAGCGTCCTTCTTGCCACTACCTTTACCTGGTTTATCTTTTACTTCTTGTAGGTCCATTTCTTCAGTTCTTACGTTAGTTGGTTTTGCTCCACCAGACTTTTCTGGTTGGTTGGGATCTAAACGATTTTTTCTTCTTCTTGCTCTTTCTTCTTCTTTATCGGAAAGATCTCTCTTCATTTTAGAACTTCCACATTTTGGTGTAGAAGTTTGACCAGGTTGACGAGCACAGGGTTTTCCTGCATATTTGCCACCAAGTTGAACCCATCCAGGTTTTCCGTCAGAAGATTTTGATTTTCCAAACCAATCACGAAGACCTTGGTCTCCAGATTTTGATTCATTGATTTTCTTCTTTTTTCCTTGACAATGGGAACGCTGAGAAAATCCTTTTGGATTATCACAGTCAATTGACTTTTTATATTTGTCAGACCAACCCATTAGAATTTAAGATTCTTCTTTATTATTTAGAAAACCTTGTTTGAGTAGTTTTTGTAGTTCAGATGTTGATCCAACAAACACGGCGTTATTAGTAACATTATTTGGTCCTTTCTTTTCGACTTCTTCTTCAACGTCTTTGAGTTTTTTCTGCAAATCAATCAGTTTATCTGTTGTATCAGCAACACTCTTGATCAACTGACCAGCAACTTCATATGCTCTTGGGCTCCCACCTTCACCAGCAAGTTCCATGATTCCATTAATTGCTTCCTGACCTTTTTCAATTAACGAATACAAATTAGCACGAGTATATTCATAATCTTTTTTGATGTCAGTCTTTTCTTCTGGTCTCTTTTTTTGAATACTTGTTGTTTCTTCTTCAACTTCTACAATGCTACTTTCCACGTTCAGTGCCTCATCGAGTTTTTCAAAATTATTTGACATATCAATTTACTCAAATATCAGTTTGTAATGTTGGACTGAAATCTCTAGAGTCTGTGTATGAGAATATTGATTCACTAAATCCAAAATCATCACCAGGTTCAATTAGAGCATCATCTGCTGTTGTTATTAGGTCTATCTTTGTGCTCTCAACATGAGTCGCTACAGTTGTATTGTTGTATCCTCTTACAACAATGAGTTGTGAAGAATTGGGAACTTCCTTCACATACATATTTTCAGTATCTATTCTAATTCTATTTCCGGCAACAAATCCTGTTGTATCACGAACGCCAATCAAGGTTGTATCTTTTTCTATATCCTGTGACAACTCGCCAGTGTTATCATTATTATAATCTTTATTTGCCTGAGGTGTTGCCGTATAGCGCAATTCTCTTCTACTATTGGCAGCAGTATCTGCATAGTAATCGACCTGAACCTTCTTGATCAATCCATCCGTAGTGTCTGCAATTGGACCGAACAAGTAAGTCTTTGCTGTAAAAGATAAAGTATAGATTAAAACTCTTCTGGTTGCAAAATCTCCCTCATAATCATCCTGAAAAGAAATATTATCTAAAACAATCGGAACATCTCTTTTCTCACCAATAGCATCAATCAAGTTGATTGTTATATTAAATGCTGGTTGAAAAAATGGAAGAATTTGCTCAACTATTTGAAGAGCATCATCATTTATCTTGCAGAGAATATTAAGTTCAAATCCAATGTTGTATGGTACAGGCAAAAATACTTTCTTCAGATTAGTTCCGTCAGAAGCTTTAAAAGTCTGAGTTACTCCTGCTTTTCTAGTAGAATCATATTGAAGAGATGTCATTTCAAATGACATTCTTGGAAGTGTCATAGCAACCGCTTTATTTAAATCTGGTTGCTGTTCTATTCTTGCCAAAAACTTTTGAACTGGACCATAAGCAATAGGAACTTTAAGATCTGTTATATCAGCACCGTTTCTATCCTGATGGCGAATACGAACATTATTAAATAACGTGCCAAAACCTATGACAGTTTTTCTAATAATTTCGTGATAAAAATAGGTCCCTAACATTAGTAATCACCAAATGGATTTGATTCTGTAAAATCTAAGAGGTTATCTGCTTCCTCTTCTATTTCATCATTCTGGGTATATTTATCATAGGTATCATCATGCACATAACTCTTAACTGTATATCTTGCAGAAGATATTGTACCAACAATTGTTTCTCCTGGTAAGAATCCTGCAGTTGTTGAACCTATTCCAACATTTGAAATCTTAAGAATACGATCATCCTGATCCCAAGATTTAACTCTTGCAACAGTATTTGAGGTTTGACCAGTAATAATTTCATTAAACGTAAATGTTCCTATTCCAGTAATAATTGATGGAGCAGAAACTGTTGCTGTTGGGTTTGAAGTTGCTGTGTATCCATATCCAGGATTTGTAAATCTTACAGAACTAATTTCATTCGTTCCCTCATTAATTGTTAGTATTGCGGTAGCAGTTCCAAGACCAGATGCTGGTGGACCACTGAATACAATTGTTGGAACATCTCCAGCATATCCAGATCCATTATCTTCGGTGGTTACTCTAACGATACCATATGTTGAAGTATTAATTCCACAAGTCGCTATCGCCCCAGATCCTCCACCACCAGTGATTGTGATTGTTGGAGCAACTGTGTAACCAGCACCAGCATTTGTTAAATAGATTTGTTTTACAGAACGTACTCCACCACTGACAGTTGTAATTGCTACAGCAGAAGCATTGTGTAGTGGATTTCCGGATGGTGATGATGAAATGGCGACAGTTGGAGTTGATGTGTATCCACTTCCATCATTCGATAATGTTATACTGTTAACATATCCAGTACCAACAAATGGTGTGACCTGAGCAGTAACACCAACACCAATAAGGTTTAGTGTAGTAATAAAACCTTCTTCTTGAACTTGAGAATCGACCTCGTATACGGAAGTATCAATAATCTCATCTTCATATTCAAAGAGTTCACACTTTAATTCATAGACATATAGTTTTCCTAATTGATAAAATGGTTGTTCATGTTCAACAAACTTTACTTCAAATAATCTTTGTCCTAATGGGAAATAAACTAAATCTCCTTCTCTTGGTCTATTTGAAAGTTCAATTTCATATTCATCCCCCTGTGCTCCAAGAAATGGTACGATAAAATCTTCAAATCTTTCTTTTGAAATAGTTAGAGTAACTTCATCCTTTAGACTCATTCCAAATTTTGTTAGTATATCTCCACCACCAGCATGTCCTTCATATGTGTTGATATATGCTTCAATAGCATAATTATCATCAAATCTAGATGATTGAACTTCTTCAATAATTGTCTTTCTATTGACAAAATTTCTTGGTATATAAATTACCTCAACACCATGTATCTGTAGGTGCTCATTAATAAGACTTTGTACAAGTCTTTGTTCGCTTGGAGATCCTTGTAGAAAGAAGGGATTAAGTGCCATTATCCAATAAAGTCGTAAGGTGGTAATTCATAATCCATGGTCATTCTTTCACGGATTTGCTCTAACTCTCTTTCAGCATCTTCATATATTTCTCTTCCATTCAATTCAATTCCACCAGGAAGTTTAACACCTCTAAACTTAATTAGATTTTGACCCCACTGTCTCTTCATGAGAGCAGTTAAATACTTTTTCACAAAACTATCATTATATACACTTGTAAAATCATTAGGATCTAAAATTCTGTAGCAGTCTATAACAAAGAAATCATTTTCTGATTGTGCTCCCCAATCAATATCCAAATACAATCTATTTTGTCTCTTGTTAAAACGAATTTGCTTATCTGTTGTTAAAAGGAAGTCAATATCTTCTAGATATGACTTAACCATAGAATATTGAAGCAATTCAACCGAATTGAAATAGTAAAGATCATTCAAGAATAACTGATACTTAATACTAAACATTCCACCAGAAATAGAACTAGTGTCAAACTTGAATATTTTTTCAATTCCTATTACTGAGTCTGGAACTTGGATGTAATTTGAATTTTCGTAAAAGTTGAATGTATTTGTACCGTATGATGTAGTAGAAATGCCTGTGGTTGTTACAATACCAGCATTTGGTGTGAATGATCCACCACTATATTTTGCGGTTCCTCTAGCAATATCATCGGCACTAACTTTATACTTCAAAAACATTCTTTCGACACCATCAAAGTGTCTTTCGTGGAAATACTGAAGAGCATCATCAACTAGATCATCAATCTGATCATCATCAATATTAATTTCCAAGACGGGAGCACCCAACCTCCTGAGACAGTAATCAATTAGTGTTTGTCTACTATTTGGTTTTGCCATTTTAATAAGATCCTCCGTCTAAAACGCTGGTCCAAACAGGAACATTTGAAGCGTCTGTTGTTAAAACAAAATTAGAAGTCATTGCGTATCCAACTTCTGGTGATAATGTGCTTATTAGTTTACCGTTGGTATCAAAATAAGCAGATCCTCTAGTATGTATTCCAGATACTGCCCAATCAAAATAAGCAGCACCAAGATCTAACTCACCTTTTGTTCCGGATACAACACTATTTGTGATAGTGGCATCTGGGATGTAAGTCCAACGACCAGTGCTATCATCATAACCAAAGAAACCAGTCTTATTATTTGCTGTACCTATACCAGTGTTATAATCGTAAGAAATACCTCTATCGGTATTAGTATCATATCCACTGGTTATTGTTAATTGTGTTTCTGTGCTAATACCAGATCCAATAATAGTATCTTGTATTGTAATGATATTATTATTTGTATCAACACTGGTAATAGTTGTTAGACCAGATAATGATAAGTTTGATGATCCAGTTACTACATCATCTTGATTTAAATTTAATACAGAATCTAATCTAATTGTAGATACTCCAGATGTTGCGTTTTCTCCAACAACTGTTCTTACCTTATTGACATCACCAAGTTTAAGGATTACATCATCTACAAATACTTCTGTAGAATTTATTGCTGTAGTGTCTCCATCAACCTGGAGATTACCCTTAATAACGACCGTTCCTTGATTGTTCAATCCATCCGGATATGGATCAATATAAAGTGTATCTCCTGAGACTGTTCTTATAAGATCTGAAGATATACCAACATTACCAAAGAATGATTCTCCCTCAACATTTACCGTCCCGATAAAAGTTGAAACTCCGGTTACGTTTAAGTATCCATCAACATTCCATTCATCAACTTTTCTGTTTTCATCAAGAATAGCAACAAATCCATTTGCTGGAGTTGTTTTATTTTCTTGTCCCGCAACCTTTCCAGGCTCGAGGAACATATCTGTATAATATCTACCACCAACTTCTCTTGGTATTTCGTTTTGGTCACCAACAAAAAGTCTACCACCACCATTAGCAGTGAGAGCTAAACCATCAGTATATGCTAATTCGCCATAATATAATGAAGTGGGTGCTGTTGTACCTGTAGACCTTTTAACTCTGATTATACTAGCCACTAAAAGGTCCCCCCATTAATGTCTAGATTCTGAGTATTTCCTGGAGTTAATTCTAATGTTGCTTGCCACTTATTGATAGATGCATTATAAACAAGAACCATTCCATCATATAAATTAGCAAAAGAATTGGAATCCACATCAGTAAGTTCTGGCAAAGAAAGAGCTTGTGCTCCAGCCAAAGATGATATAACCTTTACTGCATTTTTTTGACCAACTCTGACTTTTATATCTGCCATTAGATAGTGACTCCCGCAAGTTTTATACCCACATAACCACGAGATTTATACAACATCAGGATCTAAAATATATTTATACTCAACTTACACCCAGGGATGCAACAACTTCTTGTTGCCTAAGGTATAACTTGCAATAAAGTTTAGCAAAATTTTGGAGTTCTTCAAAATTCAGATCTTCTATAAGACGAACATGCTTTTCATATTCAAACATTTTATTAATACTCTCTAGAGTAATTTCATTTGGATCCATTAATAATCTCCTTTAGTAGTGATTTAATCTCGTCAATATCATTCTTTATTTGATCGAGTTCCTCTCTTTGCTTTTGTTTTTCATTTTTCATTTTAATATATTGTGAGTAACCGTGTGTATCGATATTAACAATAGCACCAGACTTTTCATCTCGGAAAAGATTTTTGTGTCCTTCTACTGGAATCATGCTAGTGCTATTGTCCTCAGATCTTTCAATTTAACCGCATGTGCCTCATCAGTACCACTCATAACAATCTTAATAACAAAACCAGTGAACTGGTCAAGATTTTCTGCGCTGAACTGATATTCCAAGAACTCATCATCTCTGCTAGCTCGAACAAAGGCATCGGGTAAACCGCTATTCTTTGTTGGGTCAATTACAGTGTCTCCAAATCCATCACCATCAGTATCATTCAAATTATCGTATCCAGGGAACAACTCGTAAGTTGGATCAATTTCACTAGAATCTGCTTTATAGAGTTTATAGAGAACTCTAAAGTCAGCAGAGGAGTGACGATAAGCACCAACTATAACCTTCAGTGAAGATGCTGGTTGCTTAAGGTTTACTCTGTTTGAAATATAAACTGCAGAGTGTGGGTCATCAGAATTTTGATTAACCCTAAAATCTCCAGGATAATTGTCAATAGGATTATTAATCCTATTTCTCACCAGAGCCACAAACGCTGTTTGTACATCAATAACTGGTGATAAATTCGAATCCGAAGAATTCAAAGTAAGATCGACAGTTAGTGACTTATTCTTAGGAAGAGTTGTTAGGTACTCTTCTTCATTAACTTCCGAACAAACCAAACGAGTAGAATCTAAGTAATTAATTTGATTGAGTTCTACTGATTCATATCCTTGGTCGATAAATGATATTTCAGATCCACCAGAACTTGTGCCAGAAACAGTTCTGATTCTGGCATTAATCGTTGTATTTTGACCAGGAGTTATGACATTATATTGTGGGATAATTCCATTGTACTGGAAGTTTTGTGATATAGAAACATTTGTACCACCAAGAGATTTTTCATCGGTGAAACTGAGTTGAGTATCACCAGAGGATCTATCCGATCTATCAATCTGTAGATGATAGGTATCAATTTCTCTTGCTTCTTTCAGTGTAGAATCATTTGGTAATGTATGAGTTGTATTAATTCTTGAGAGAGAAATTCCATTTAACTCATACTTATAAATTCTGTCTCCAACGCTATGTTGTCTGGTTCCAGAGAGAAGGAGATCATTTCCTCTGGATCCAATTCCAAGAGTTCCAGAACCAATACTATTATAGTAGATTATTTCATTGTTAATCTTGGCATATCCTCTTGTGGTGGATATTCCCTCAAACGTAGCAAATATTGAAGTATTGGCAACAGAAACAGTTGTATCACTTAAACCAAGATTATCAGTTAAAGTAGTGGGTACTGTATTTGGTTCAATATTGGAGATAATAACCTTATTGGTATCTTGATGCATACCATGATTGTATTCATTAATCTGAAGAACTCTTCCATCATAAAGATTGCTCATTACACTGGAATTTTCTCTAACAGTAACACCAAGTGCTACATTTGATGATCCATTGAAATACTGAAGATTATCATTAGTTACAAAAGATTCGCCCTGAACATTAGTCAGGTATAAAGTGTCAACACCACCAATTGTTGAGACTGAAATTTGAGCGTTCTTACCTTTAGTGACATTAGAAGTTGTAACCCCAAGAACATCACCAACAGCATATCCATTACCAACTGAAGTGATAGTTGCTGATGATAGTTGACCAGAGGAAAATACTACAGTTGCTTCTGCGCCACTTCCAGATCCAGTTATTGAATATAGAGGTACTGAATTAAATGATCCATTCGAATATCCAGAACCAACATTTGCAGTACTAACAGTTGCGATCTTACTTCCAACATTTTCGATATATCCATATGGTCCAGAAGAACCAGTCTTAATAACTTTAGTTCCTGGAATTAAAGTAGCAAGTACAGAAACATCAGTTTCTTCAGTTGATACTCCGACTTTTAACTTTCTTGGTAAAGTTCTAACTGGATTAATATCTGCTGCTGGAATATTTTCATCTTCAGATCCAAGAGTAGGATTATAGAATGTAACTGTTCCAGAAGTAGAAGTAAAGTTTGCCTTATAAAGTTTGAATTTAAGATCTTCAAACTGACTTGGTGTCCAGATCGTTCCATTTTGTGATTTGAACAAACTTCCACCAAGATACTGACGAGTTACAAGAACATTTTCTGGGTTTGGTAATGACTGTGTGTTAACAGTCTTCTCACCCATTCTAGCGATCCAAGTCTCATAGTTATCAGATGTTGGAGCAAGAAGAACTAGAGCATATTCTGTATTTGGTTGTAGATAAACTGGAGATGGGAATTTGAGGTTTGTAGCAACAGTAGCATCTGTTGATGTTGTGATTTGATCTGGATAAACCTCAATAGTAGCATAATCTTGAACCAGTTGACTCGTTGGTGTTCCAAGTTCAACAGTTCTTAGTTCAATGACCATCTTTTCATTTTCATCTTTACTACCAAAGTAAAGATCGACCGATGTTAAGAATGCCCCAGTTTCATCAACAGTAAATGTCTGAGCAAGTGGATCTCTCCTAGGAGCTGGTGGTGTTCTTGGGGGAGCTGGTGGTGGAGGTGGTGGTGGGGGTGGAGTTCTTACATGTACAGTTACTCTTGCAAATGTATTAACTACACCACTGGAAGAATACGTTGTTTCTCCACTAGAAACTAAAAGACTACCGGGAAGTGGAGTGGCATTTGTTGAACTCGATGTTACCTTGAATGATTTTGTTCCAGTAGTTATTCTTATTACTGGTGGTGGGGATGCTAAAGGATTTCTAATAAAGAATGCACCTTGAGAATCTCCCCAATTGTCCGTAACGATTCTAACATTTGATACTGTTGCTTCAGCAGCACTAGATCTTCCAACGAAAGTAACACCGTTGGTGATATAACCAAAGAATCTTCCTTGTGCTTCTTCACATAGAGATGCTGTATCAACATTGAGGATTGTGGAAGAAGCGGAATATGCGGAACCAATTGAAGTTGATTTATTATATGGGTTAATTGTATAAGTTCTTTCTGGATTATTATATGCTCCAGTTTTATGATTTGGTTGAGCAGTTCTAAAAGAAATAACTCTTTCAGATCCAACAAATCCATCAACAATTTCTCCAGTTTGGAAAGTTCCAGAAACCATTGATATTTCAACAAGTTTTGGAATAATATCAATTCCACTTACACCATCGAGGAAAGCATAATATCTTGTTAATGGTTTAAGACCACTATTACTATACTCAACGTTTCTCGATCTCATGTGAGTATCGGGAGCACTACTAATTAAAATATTTTCTACATAAGATCCATTCCAACCGCCAGTTTCCGTTCTAGATCCACCTGGAACAAAAACATTTCTAACCCAATTGTCAGATGCTGGATTAATTTTAACAACACCCTTATATTCAATCATATTGAATGGGTTGATATTCTCAACTCTAGAAGCAAGTGGTTGTTCTAACCATCCCCTTTCTTCATAATTTAGAGTAATTAAATCTCCAGTTTTTCTTACATTTGAATCTAGGAGAGGTAAATCTGTTCTATAGTCTACAGTATCTTCATTAAGAGATGGAGAAACTGCTAGGTTTGTTTTTAAAGAATAGAAGTCAACAGGTACATTTAGTTCTCTCTTTTCAACATCAACATCAACATTACAATCTGGATCTGAAAGATTTAGAAGTTGATTATTCTTAAAGTCATCAACAAAGAAACCACTCTTGAATCTGGATAAACCATCAGCATCCTGAATCTGCAGAGTTTTGGTGTTTAGTTCAAGTAAGGATAGTGAAGTAACAACTTCCAGATTCTCAATTCTATCCTCCAACTTACCAATATCTCTCATGGTATATCTTCTATTATCCACAAGAGTGATTACAGCATCACTTGGATCATATAAGTATGCTGGGAGATCTATAGAAGCAATATCCATTGCTTCTTCGACATTGACTGGTTCTTTTGGATCTAGAGAAGATGTTCCCTTGATTACAGAAAGATTTCCAAGTTTGTCTAAAACAAGTTTATCTTTTCTTGGTAGATAATTTTTATAACCAATCAAAGAACTTTCTCCAGGACTTACAACTAGAGTTGGATTAGTTCCTGTTGAAGCAAAGTTTCTGCTACTAAAAGCAAAAGGAGAACTTGTAGTCGAATTAAACTCAGAAACTCTTGGTCTGAAATCTAATGTATCAGATGCTCTTAAACCAGTTGGTAGCGAAGGAATGTCCTTTCCAAATCTTTCTGAAGCATATGAATTTGCAGTATAAACATCACCATTATCATTCGATGGTACTTGATAGCAGTTATATACCACTAACAGTTTTCTTGAAGGTGTTTGTGATGATTTCTTTCTTACGATTCTTGAGTAATCATAATATTGATCTTTTTGTCCTTTATTAAGATCAAAAGAATTTGTTAGATTTTGATAATTTCCAAAAGAAATGGCAACAATATTACTGGTAATATTTGATTCTTCAAAGTTTACCGTTTCACCAACAGTAAATTTATTGGAGTTTAAATAAACGAACTCAATTTGTGTTGAAGATAATCTAGTTGCCAACTGAGCAACTGCTCCACTTTCTTGGCCGATTATTTTTTCACCAAGAATTGACGCTGTATCTAAACTTAAACCAGAAACAAAAGTTAGTTTATCTAAAACTGGTGAACCAGAGTCTAGAGATTCATAAACAGCGATCACGTTTGCTACATCTGGAACATTAAGAGAAATTTCTCTATCGTCAACTCTTAAACCGTAGTAATTACTTGTTGTTAGACCACTTATTGAAGTTGAAACGCCTGAACTGACTTTATCAATGGTCAGTTTTTGACTCCTAACATAATTTTTAGTTTTGTTTTGTATTGAATTTTTCTTAACAGAAACATTTACAGTTACATTTGAAGATTGACTTGGAGTTAGACCAGTAAGAGTAAGTACTGTAGCATTTGATGATAATGTGAATTGATCATCTGTCAAATCTTCAATAGTACCATTACTATAGAAAACGGAATATCTTTCCGCATCAAAACTTTCAAAGAATGCGCTAGAAATTCCTGTCGAAGAAACATTGATTGTCAATGATCCAGCAGAATCTGTTGATTGACCTGTGATCTGTTTAGAAACTAACAGATTTGAACTTGACAAATCTACTGAAGATACATTAGAAGCAGAAATAGGAGCGTATAAGTATGCCTCTTCAGTATTGCCTATCTGTGGACGTCCAACAGAGAATGTCGTTAATACTTCTGTTGTTGGGAAAGAACCATCACATACACCAGAAATTGTTGGGACAGTTGCTAACTGTAGAGTTGTTCCATCAGAGGAAACACTTTGAACTCTATTAAATGTTTCATCAGTTAGACCAGCAATTTGATATCTGATAATAGCATCGCTTCTAATTCCAGTAAAAGTTTTTCCTGGACAAGTAGCAATACCAGTGTTATTAATTTGTAGTTTATCTGTTATTGTAAATTTATCAGGTGTATACCTTTGTAAAACTGTATCACCTACAAAGTTTGTTTCCAATCCGAGGTCAGAAGATCTTTGGAAGACGGACTTAATGTCTTCAGCATTATAAACTTTAACTGATTTTACCGATCTTGTTAAACTTCTAGATTCATTAATAAGAATCTGCTCACCAACGATAAAAGTTCCGGATGTTTGACTAATAGTTATGTCTGCCCCACTAGGAGATCCTACAGTGTATCCAGATGCTCCACTACTCAAACCCCTAATGAAAGAGGTCTCAGGGCAATCTGCCGCCAGTGTGGACTCGTTTAGAGATAGTATAGTATATGTTTGAATATCAAACAGATATAAATCCCATTCAGAGGAATCTGAAGAGAAAGAATTATCTGCTGTTCCGAAAGAATAAACTCTCGCTGTTCCTATCGTAGTTCCTGTTCCGGCAGAAGATCCACTAGTTCTTTGATTGTTAAGATCTACAGTATTGCTATTATTATCTACACCAATAACTGGAGTTCCAGTAACATTATTAAGTTTTAATCTATTACCCATATCAAATGGGACCAATGAGGATGATACTGATTGTACATCTCTTGGTTTTTCAACATCTAGAATTGTTGTCCCTACAAGATCAACATCATATCCTCTGACATATGCCTTTCCAGCAGAAACTTTAACACACATTAGATCATCACTAGGATCATTACCTTGTTCTGTCTTTTGTGTATCTAGGTATAGACCTTCATTGGAGATTCGATCATTAAGAGAATTAGTAACCTGGATATTAAAGTTATCTACAGAGTAATCTCCAGATTCTTCAAATGTTCTCTTAGCAAAGTAATCCTTAATTATTGAATATTGTGACTTATCTTGTAATTTTTTTATTTCTCCATTGTCAAGTCTTATAATTTCTACAAAATCCTTGTCATCAAAATCTGTTAATTCTTTTTGTGTCAGAATTGTTGAGATTTTTAATCTATCTGCTCCAGGAGCAGCAAAGTTTGAAAAACCTTTAGCATTATCATAAAGAGAAGTGTCTATGCCAACATTTACAATCTCTTCTTTTATTTGTAAACCCACACGGAAAGAAGGGTTATTTGTAAATGGGGTAACGATTAAAGTATCTTCATCCACATTTACAAAAGTGCCCCTAATAAAATAGACTCCTGGCGTTATACCTACAGCTGCTCCAATAGCAGTTGCATCAGAGTCAATCAGGGATGCTACAGTATCACCAGAATTTATAGTTGTATTTCCATAAGTAACATCATCAAGAGTAATTAATAACTCTCCATCACCGAATGGTGTAAATTGAAAATCTGAATCAGAATCAACATACTTTACAAATAGCGTTGCCGATTCTACATCTTTAGTTGGTGGGAGTAAGAAATTAACTACTTTAGCAGTAATACCTGTTGTTTGACCCTGTAGTGTTTTTCCAACTAGTTGTTTGATGTAAAGGGAAACATCAATTCCAAGATGGTCAGAATTTAACTTAACGGCATAATATTGAGGATCATATGTGATACTTCCGGGTATCACCATTGATCCTTCTTTGAAAATATGACTTCCAAAAGATTCAATTTGATCTTGAAGAATCGACTGTAGAGTAGTTAATTCCCTAGCTTGGACAGGGAATCCTGGTTTAAATAATACCCTATAGAAATTATCGGACGGATCAAAGTCATCATAATATGGATTGATATTTAAATTTGTCTTCTGTGGCATTTTTAAAATTCCAGGATAATTTTAACGTCTTCTTTTTGTCTGGAGTTCCTTGAAATCAGAGGTCGATTATCTAGATAAATTATATCCCCCGATCCTTTATTTATTTCAGTATTTGCCAGTCCATTTGTAAACTGAGATCCTAGATCAATTATCTTAGTTCCAGTTGGATTAGTTGTTATTCCTGTGAAGGTTGTATCAATAGAACCAGAAAAACTAGCAGTAGTAACTGGGTTTGATGAAGATTCAAAACTTAGAACCTTAGATGCTGTAGTTATTCCAATATAATCAGTTTCATCTAAAGTTGTTTGATTGAATGTTAATGAGCGATCAACAAAATACTTAGCAACTTTCGTTTCACTATCATAAGAAGCAACATATCCTTTAGCAATTCCACCAGTAACGGATTGAGAAATCTTATCACCAACGGATAAAGTTCCACTTACAGAAGAAAACTTAATAGCATTTAATGAAGAGAATTGATTTTCCATGTATAATGATGTTGATCCAATAGATGTTGGATTTTTAACAATTCCAACTTGAGCAAACTTAGTATCAATTGGGAAATCTTTAGTGGAATCATCAAATCTGGCATAGATTAAAATTTTGTCAGCGCCCAATTCCTTGTAAATATCATATCCATGTCCCCTCGATGGTGGGATAATTGGTATCAGGTGAGCATATGTTCCGGCAGCACTGCCATTTATTGATCCAAGATCAACCATACCGTAAGTATATCCTTTACCACCAGAAGAAACGGTGGTATTTGTTATCTTACCACTAACAACATCAACAATAACTTTTGCACCAGATCCATCACCAAGAATATCAACTTCTTGTCCAAGACCACCAGAATAATTTGATCCTTGATTTTTGATGTATACTTTTTTTATTTGGTTCTCATATATCTCAGAATCTCCATTATCTCTAACTGCTGATACTTGAGCATCCGTTGAGGTGCTCCAGTCATTTGGAAGAGCAATGTACTCTGTAGAATCAAATTTAACAATATCACTAGGATTTACAGAGAAAAGATATTTCCAAACATATCCATCACCACTTTCACCAGATTTAGATGGTTCTAAATCAGTAAATAGTGGTTCATCCTGAGAAGCATTACCGGTTGTACTTATCCCAGAGGATCCGTTTTCAATACAAATATAAACTTTATAATCAGAATTCATTACATAATAATTTGAATCATACAATCTCGTTGATTGTGTGATTGGAGATAGGTTAGAAGCACTATAATCATGCCTATACATCTCATATCTAGTTCCTCTTGCCCAATCAATTCGTCTAATCAATCTTTTTGCATTGATTGATGTGACTTTTTTGCCAAACATCATTGTTTCGCCAACATGATTTAGATTATTAAAATTATCTACAGGAACTGGTGTATTATCATCCCAATTAGTCGATCTACCAAATCCAACTTGAGTTGGGTTTGGCAAACTCAAGAAAACGTAGTATGAATTGTTGGTAGTATCACTAATGGAGTCTATAAAATTACTCGCATTTAATATTCTAAACTGATCTGTTACAATTGCCGCCATCGTAAATAGCTTTTTTCTATATTTATAGATCTTTTCTAAGTGCCCCAGTATCTCTCAATCCATAACCACGTCTTTGAATTGTTGGGAAAGTAGTTAATCCAGAAGTAACCGTTAATCCAGTAACACCAATAGAAATGGGAGATGATGATCTACTGAGATTGGAGAACTTACCCCAGGAGAACCTTCCTAATGGCATTGTTATACTTCCAGTAGTTGCAATACCAACAATAGAACTATCAGATTTAACATTTGTTATAATCTCTGCATTTCCACCAGAAGCAGAAATACTGTGAATATAATAAACATTATCCAGGAAGGTTGTTCCAACTCCAACAACTGAGGCGTCAGTACCATCAATTGATGTAACACCATTTCCAACTGTCGTATCAAAGATACAAATTGGATATGATACTAGTAAACTAGTAAATGATGTAGAATTTAAGAAAAACTTGAGTGCCAGTGGATTTCCACCAGTCCCAGATGTTGTTGTGATGCCAGTAACAATTCCAGAGAATCCTTCAACGGTAGTGATTTCGGTTACATTCTCATATGTTGGGGTTGGGAATGGAACAATAACTTTTGGTTGGGATGTTTGAGAATATCCAAAACCTGGATTTGTAATGTTGGCAGTACCGCTCAAAGAGCCATTTACTATGGATATTACAGCTGTTGCTGTAGTGCCAATACCGACACCAATACGTTTTGGTGCTCCAATCTTAACTTCTACCGAAGATCCAGTATATCCAGAACCAGCAGTTACGATATCTAAAGATTGTATAGTTCCTGCCACAGAAACTACAGCAGTAACCGCAGCAGAAACAGGATCAATACTATCAACAATCAAAGCATCGAATGAAGATATGACAATGGCAGATTCATTCTCCTCATAATTGAAGAACTGGGCATCATCAACAAATATTTCAGTATCAGAAGTTGAAAAGTCTTTGATAATTCTAGATGTTGGATAAACCTGAGTTTCTATAGAATCTCTTGATTTTGATACAATTTCATTTGAGATAATTCTATCAACTTTTTGTTTTGTCCAACTTAATGGTTTGAAGTTATCTTCATCTATACCAATACCAGTATAAAGATTTGTTTCCATAACATCAGAACTTGTGATACCAACAACAACTCTAGAATCTTGAGTAATTGTGCTGGCATTCAAATTATCTTTGATAACTTGAACTACATCACCAGGTTTGATAGTCTCATTAACATCAACAATCGCAGAATCGACCCCTCTTGTACCTCTGTAGAAGAATATTGATACAATATCTGTTTCTTCTGGTGCTTCAGTAAATACAAATGATGTTCCACCAGTGAATGTGTAATTAACACCCGGATCTTGTATAACACCATTTACAAATATAATCAACAAAGTGTTCATATCAATATCAGCAGAATCCACATTAGAAGGATCTTTCTGGAAACTTAAAAGTTGGCCATTATATATTAATGGGAACCTCTTTCTAATACCATTTTGTAAATTTGATATGTTATCAATATAATCTAATTCACCAAATTGCCATGCAGAGAAACTATCAGTAAAGGTATCAATAACTGTTAATTCAAAATTAGATATTGGTTCGGAAAGATTTTTATCTGTTACCAATCCAACTGGTTTGAATACATCACCATTTCTGAACCCATATCCAGGTCTTGTTATATTGAAAGATTTAACTTCAAATAATGTTGATCCTATACCTGTTGTTGAACTTGCCCCGACTTCTAAATTAAGTAGCAGTCCTGTTCCTGTTTCTGAGGTTGAACCAATACCAAATCTAGAAACTCCAGTAACTTCTAAGTTACTATATGTTGGTTCTGGAGTTGATACAAAAGTGTTTGTTTGAGAATATCCTGTTCCACCATCATTAATAGTAAATGCCAACGATCCACCAGCACCAACAGTTACACTAACGTCAGCACCATGACCTGTAGAAGAAGTGACAGCAATACTTACTGGTCCTCTATATCCAGATCCATTAACATCTGTAGACCCTATTCCGATAGCGGTGATAGATCCAGATCCATCAATCACTGCGGTAACCGATGCACCAACTAAAGGAGCATATCCAAGGCCATTAGTTGATCCGAGGGAAATAATATATCCACCACGTGGCAGTTGATTTTTCTCAATATAAATTGGATCAATAATTATAGAACCATTAGATGAGGTTATTCCACTAAAAGTAACGCTGGAAATTCCAGTACTCTCGGATAACTCATAATTATTACCCTCATTGTTATCCGTGGTTGGAGTCTGGAAAACATCATTTATCAACAAAATACCACTACCAGTTGATATTCCAGTTGTGTTTAATCCAGAAGTAGTGAGCGTATATGTTTGACCAATTCCAGTAAATTGATCAGAAATATCATCATAGATCACGTTAGAACTATAATCTTGCTTCAGGAATACTCTACCATTAAAAGATGAAAATACTTCTTGAAGGTTGCTAGAATCAATTACGTTATCAGCACTTCCTTTAGGAGGTTCTGTGAAATAAATTTTACTTCCTTCTATGTTGTAAGATCCACGATAGACCTGGAATGATGTTCCATCAGTATGTGTTGTGGCAGAAGTTCCAACAGCACCCCTCTGAACTTCAATTAGTGTTGTTATACCAACATTGTCGATTGGACCAGATGATGTCGTACCAAAACCAACTGCAAGAACTTTAACATATTCATTATCAATCTTAAGAATATCCGCAGGTCTGATTGATGATATGCCAGATACTGAAATATAAGTTGATGCGACACTCACTTGAGGACCATTATCAACTAAATTATATGATAATGGATTATATGCTAGAGGATACTGAATAACTCCATCAACAGATAGAACTGTCTTTTCAAGTTTCTTGTACATTTCAAATTGGTGAATATTGCCACTTCCGACAGAAGTAAATGTTACTCCTATTCCAGAAGAAGCATACAGTGGAGTTGTTGCTACTTTGAACTGGTTATTATTAATCTTAATAGCGTAAACAGTTGATGGCAATATGTCAGTTGTTCCAATACCAACTCCTCCAGATATTTCTGTTGCTGTTAATCCAATACCAACGCTAGTAAATCCTAAACCAATTACACTACTATTTGGTGTATAGTTTAATCTCTCACCAGTACTGAAGAAGTGGTTGTCAATAGTAAATATTCCAGTCTCAGTATCAAGAATTGTAGAATCTGAGGGATCAAAGACTTTAGCGAAAATTGGAGTACCCTGATAGTTTAAATCAAAGTCAACTTTGTCGGATCTGTCCCCATTTTTGGAGTTATAGAAAGCAAGATTTACTGCCTCTGTTACAGGTCCATAGGTTAAATCTGGTGGAGTATTAACAACATCACTATCTTCATAGAAGAACTTATTCAAACTTTGAAGTTCATAAAATCCTGTAATATCTGGATCTGGATAGAAACTTAGAACCAAATCAGTTCCACTATACTCACCAGCAAATGTACCAATACCACTGGTGCTTCCAACTGAGATGAATGGATATTGTGTTGTATAAACATCCGTTCCGTCATGTATCATTAAGACTTGATGAATAGAAGTGGTGTCACCATATGAAACTCTAACTAAAGATTTAACGGAAGAAATAAGACTCTTATTAGCAGTGAATACTGTTGAACCAGAAGATACATTGGATTCCAGTTTTATACTTCTCTCAGATCCATCAGTTTGCGCTGAAGTTTTGAATCTATATGTTCCAATACCAACAGATGTTGAACCAAATCCAATCAACTTACCTCTTACTAAGATTTCGTTGGTAGAATTATTTGTAAAGTCTAGTGTTAGTATTCCACTATCAATAGAAACACCAAAAGATCCTATTAAACCACCAACAGTTCCAGAATTACCATCACTATAGAATTCTGAAACGTATGTATTTTCACCATCATGATCAATTTCAAGTTCTACAAAATTGAATTCATTTAGAGTTTGATCATAGACCTGGAATTTACCATAGACTGAAGATGTCGTGATAGTGGAGAATCCAACTACAATTTCAGTTGAACCAACTCCAACTAATTTATTAGCACCAACAAGATCGATAAATCCAATAGATTGAGTGCTGATGCCACTCAGGATGGAATTAAAACTAGAATTAAGTACCTTGATATCATAATCAGTGTCTGCCGTATCTTCGGGAGAGAATCTCAAAGATAGATTGCCAAATTCATCAACAAACGCTTGAATATCTGCTATCTCATTCTGAGTATTGTAAAGAGAAGTCTTTTCCAAAGTTGCAGAATCGGATCCATTGTTTAAAACAATGAGTTCTGTTAGTTGTCTTTGAGTTCCATTTGGATCTACTGTTTGTATTAAAAACTCAGAATAACTATTATCATAAGAAACAATGTCAACATATTCTTCAGTTACATTACTCTGATTTCTAAATTGAGTACTAAAGTCATCGATTTTTAGAACTCTGTTTGTGCTACATCTAATATAGTCTGCTAATACTTTACTCTCTAACTTTAAGAACTTGGACTTGGTCTGCCCATTTCCATTGGTAGCAGTATCAATATCAACCACGTTATCATAGAAGTTAATGGTATCAACCCTCTTTTCTTCTAAAATATCTCTAACGACGATTGATTCTGAAGTAGTTGTTAAAGATGTTCCAACATTTACTGCTTGCTCAATCTCAGTATCGGCAAAGTTTTTCAACCCAGATGTGTGAAGTAGTCTATTAACTGGATTAATTAGATCTTCATATGTTACTGGACTCTTAACACTATATGATAAATTTTGATAGTAATCATTATCAGCAATAACTTGATAATCAACACCGAGTTTTCCTACACTATTTGACCACTCATAATTTTTTTCCGATGAATAGCGAACATCGAAGATTCCTTTATTATTTGTAATAGATTCAATAGTAGCTAAAGATCCAGAATTTTCTCCCTTTAGAATTTCGCCAACACTTAAGTTGTAAGATCCATAAACTTTTACATATTCATCTCCAGATTCTGTTACTGACAAATCCCTGAGAACAAAACCATTACCATCATCTGTAGATAATTTTTCACCGTTTAAGAAGTTTGAATATGTTGTTGTTACTTCAAACTTAGGATAATCATTGTAATTTACAATATTACCATAAGAGGTTTGATTTGTTTTCGCTGTTCCTGGATTTGTTGTAATACCAGAAATATCAAATTCTAAAACTGCTGGATTGGTATTCTGGAAACTTGATACAGTGAAAAATTGATATCCATTGTCATCTGAATTGAATCCAGTTCCACTAGAATCTATGTTTTCAATTCCCTCAACAAATATTCTGTCACCAACAGCAAAAGGTGGTTGAGTATATCCAGAAGTTGGTGTGCTGATGTAGCATGTAGCAATTCCGGAGACAGAAGTTACTATAGTATTAATTCCAATGCTATTAGTATTGTTTATAGCAAAAATCTCAACGTTTCCAAATGGCAAACCTTTTGGATTTCTAACAATATCTACAGATGTAATCGAATTCGATGTTAGTACCGGAGATAGGAATCCACTATCAATTTTTTCTCTCGTTACAGAACTAACCACTACTAGTTCTGGTAAAGAATAATAATTTCTTCCACCATCAGTAACAGAAATATTTGTAATTTCACTGGAATTTTTTAAATTAATTTTTGGAGAAATATATGCTTCTGGTCTGAGGGTTCTATCACATGAATAATCAAATCCCTGATCTAAAATAGTAGTATTTCTAATCCTACCAATGGATTGAGAGTTTGCTATAATAGAAGCATTCTTTCCTTCAATTGAAGTGATATCAATGAACGAAGGAGTTTTCTTATAATTGAATCCACCAGAAAGAATGCTTAATTTGGCAACTCCACCTTTCTCGTTTAATGATGTTGTAGTATACTTAATCTTACTGCAATTACTTGTAGAGTAACTTAATCTTTCTGGTTTGCCCGTAAGAGCAACGTCAAAAGTTGTTGATCCAGCGCCAATAACTTGATATTCCTTGTTATTGTACTTACTCTCGATAATGGATATTGTAGAATAATTGGATACACTAGTATCTGAAGTGCTAATATAACCAGATTTTTCTACATTGTAGAAAAGTTTTGAGGGGATACTAGAGTTATAATTTAAGGTTAGTGAAGCATTCGTTGAAACTCCAACCGTCCCAACACCAATGACCGTAAATGGTGTAGTATTTCCTACAGAAACAAATTCATTTCCAAAAGTTGTATTTGTATAGATTTTAAACTCATATCCTTGTAAGGAAGAGTCACTTAAATCAAACTTAAGATTATTTCCAATATACGATTCAATTCTTGGATTAATGAGACTAAATTCTTGTCCGGAACCACCTGTTCCAGCTATACTTACTACAGTTGGTGGATTTAAAGAAACATCGTACTTAGTTTCACACAAATTAAAATTATTATCATCAATTCTATAAACATAGTAACTTCCTGTTTCTAATCCAGAAGCAATTAAGTCCGAAGAGTCATAGAAAATTTTATCACCAGTTTTGTATCCATGATTCTCAATATTAATTTTATTTGAGGAAGTGATTATAGATTCTGATCCAAAACCAACAGGATCAATTACAATCTTTTCAATTGAAGAATTATATTTAACTCTTACCTCTGTTGATGTTCCAATACCAACAGTCAAATTTGGTGTAATCTCAAATACAACTTTATCACCATTTTTTAGTTGATGATCTGTAGAAACAGATACTGTAGTTCTAATTTTTTCTATCTTTCCAGTTACTTGAGTATAATCACTTTCTAAGTAATACTCATAATCATCACTTCCATTATTAAAGAAGAATAACCCATCAGTGTTTGTAGTTAATCCAACAGAAGTTGTTAGACCAATAAAGTCTTTTGACTTGCTGATAACGTAAACAGTTTGTGAATTGCCACTTGTTGGTAAATTAAATGGTAGATCACCAGAAGTTGTACCAACAGAGATAGGATTTGAAGAACTCTTTTTATGTAGAGTTACTTGTTGATTTGTTTTAAAGGGGTGATTTGGTAAGTATATACTTTGAGTCGGTATTGAAATAATATTTGTTACCTCACCAAGAGGAAAACTTACTGCAATACCAATTCCTGATGTTGATCCAACACCAATAGAAATTCTTGGATTAAAATAAACTCTATCATTAACTTTAGAGTTAAAATAATCTACAGATATGGGTAAAGTAAATGTACTTGGTTCTAGAGAAACTTGTGTTGAAGATGTATGAGCAGACCCTACAATACCTCTCTTTACTCTAAGAACTTTTTCAGTATCAAAAATGTTGAGAACAGAAAGAACCTCTGTACCAATTCCAATGGTCGAACCGACAGATACTGAATTTAAATTTCTGGAAAGGTATATATCAGTTACAATTCCAGCAGTTGCATTTGCTGGAACTTGTTTGTTTAATGATGAGTGGTCAGTAGATACCCCAATCTTATGTGTTTTTGTTATACCCTGTAAAAATGTAGAAAGACCAGAAACAGTAACATAATCACCATCAAGGAGAGGGTGGTATGGATCCACAAACACTTCAACTTGATTCTGATTCTTCCAAGTGATTACAGCATCTTCATATGTTTCAATCGATGTTGAAAGATCAACGATTTCTTTACCAGTCAACCTTGAAATCGAAGCAGTTACACCGCCACCATTTGTTTCATCATTATTGAAATTCGCAGTATCTCCAATCTTATAATCTTCTCCAGAAGAAACAATAGTAAATGATTCTACAGATCCAGTAGTAACAGAATCAATTTTTGTAGTTTGATTTGTGATTTCATATGATTCTGAAATAAAATCATTATCGGCATATCTTTCAGAAACTTTATATGGGAATGTATTTCTAATTAGATTGGAATTATTGAAATCAAATGTTTGATCTAATTTTTTATTTTCTGTATAGAACTTAGAATTAAAAGTGTCTCCGATAAAATATGGGAACTCAGAAACTAAATTGTTTGACAAAGAGTCGGTTTTGATTCCACAGAAATACGCATAAGTTCCCTTTGGAAACTCTGGTGTTAAACAATATCTTCCATTATGAACATCAAGGTCTCCGGTTGAATCGAAAGAGTAATCCTCAACAAAGAATCCAGAATCAAAACTTGGTCTATTGGGTATGTTGGACGTATTTAAAGTGTATCCAGACTCAACCAACTTCAATGATGAATTTTCATCATCTGGGTCAGAATAACCATATGGTCCATAGATTGGATTTCCATCATATGCCCATCCAATGATAGGAGAGTGTTGGTTGCCATCATCTACAGTGAACTTGTTTCCTATTGCTGTAGAATATCCAACAACTCCATACTGAAGTCCATTACCAGAAGGATATAGAATCTCATCACCAAATCTATACTGATTATTCAGGGTTAATGATCTTACATCAACATCAATTAAAGCATTTGAACCTGGAGGTTTAGCAATAACAGTTGTTTTTTCTTGTGTATACCCAGAACCAGAGGTTATAACAATAACGTCAGTTACAGATCCATTGGAAACATCTGCTCTAAGTACAGCTCCTACCCCATCACCATTTACAACTAAATCTGGAGCAGCATTATATTCTGACCCCTGAGACAAAACGACAACTTTTTCAATTTTTCCACCTACAATAATTGGTTTTAACTGAGCATTCTTACCAGTCTTAATTGAGACAAGTGGTTTTTTGTGTAGATCTAAAGTGGTTGATCCATACCCAGTTCCAGATTCATACAAATATGCACCAATAATTTCACCTCTGATTATTGGAGTAGCGGTGATAATACCAGTTACGTTACTTCCATAAGAAACATTGATGTTTATAGTAATATCTGGATATGAAAATACATGATACCCAGATCCTACAGATTCAAATTTAACATAATTTTTTCTAGTATAGTTTGTTTTTATTGTCCCACCAATTCCCGCATTGGCAAGTCTAAAACTATTATTATTATCAGAAATAACATAATATTGATTTGACGTAGATAAACCAGATATTACCGATCCAGTCGATTCATACTTCACCAATTCACCATCCTTGAAATTATGATTTGGGAAGATTACTAAATTTTCTTCTGTAGAAACACCAACAGGTTTTACCCTTAAAATTCTATTAGTGTAACCACTTCCAGAATTAAGAACTTTTATTTGTGAAATATTATTCTTTCCATCAAACACACGGAATTTGTGAATTCCTTGGTTAGCAATAGTTGTAAAACCAACGGTGTTTATTCCAGAATAGTAGTCAGTATCATTTTCAAATAGTCTAATAGTTTTATTGTTGACAACTTTAGTATAATATACTGATCCATTCTTCAACGTTCTTCCTTGATCTGTGTTGGAAGCGCCATAAGTACCGATACCTATCTCACTATTACCGTTTTTATCATAAACGATTTTTTGACCATCCACAAAGTTGTGGTTGGATAGGAAAGTGATGGTTTCATTGGAAGAATCTATTCCACCACCAGAAGAAATATCTACCCCACTAAAGGAAACATCTCTATATCTTTTTCTTAGAGATGGCTCTAAGATTGCACCATTACCATTTCCACCAGTAATAGAAACAGAAATAACATTTGATATATCAAAATCTGATGGATCAACTAAAACAGAATTGACAGACCCAGATACAACAGGTTGAACAAGTGCCGTTGTACCTATAGATGGTCTAGAAATTTCTATAGTTGGTGGGTTTATTACATCATAATCTGATCCAGAATTAATTATTTTTACTCTTTCTAGTGGACCGTAGTAAATTTTATTATCCGACTTATAATTGATAATTTCAACACCATTTACCAACATTCCAACAGAACCAACTTCTGTCTTATCTTTTCCGGAATCATCAATGTTTGAAGGTGTTGGAAACTTTCTCAATATCTTTCGTGGTGTTATTAATAAATTTTTCTCTGAAGAAAGAATAAATCTGTGATATCCTGATGATTGAGTTGGTAAGTTAAATTCCAAGTAATCATCACTATCGATAAAAGATCTAGAAGAATAAAGTTTAATTTGATTTCCAGATCCTGTAACTTTAACATAGTATATTCCTTCAGTTAATCCAAATAATGGAGCAGATTCTGGTTGATAATAAACACTATCACCAGTGAGAAAATTAACAAGAGAAGAGAAAGAAATGATTGAATATTTTTCTGTCGTGCTGTCATATCCCTGAATTGTTGATCCAGACACAGCAGAATCAATCTGTTTAGAAATTAGATTCCTAGTAATTTCATATGATGGTAATGAATTTGAAGCAACATAAAAATATTGATTATCATCATTATATGTGTTCTGAACATCAGAGAAAGCGGTGTTATTGCCAACATCAATAGAGAGACCAGAACTAGAAGCTGTTTTGATATTTCTTCTTAGATCGTATTCAATTCCAGATATTGGTGAAAATCCACCAAGATTATCTAAAATTACTTGTTTCAGTCCCCCATTGATACTGGAAACAGTAGCTCCAGAAAAAACAACATTATTTGAATTTGAAGTCAAGATATCAACAGAATCATTAACTCTTAAAGAAGATTTGTCAATATCTGTTTTTAACGTAAATGACGATCCAGAAATAGAATCGATATTAAATCTACAACTTGTATTGTATACCCAAGAATTGAA